TTATCAAGAAGGACTTGAGTATTGATTTAAAATTGAGTTTTCTCCCATACCATCGAAACAGACCTGTCACATGGATGATGACATATTGTAGGGCCAGCAGCATAAAGCACAGGTTATAGCTGGACAATTATCTAAAGAGTTAGATAGAGTGAGTATCGAAAGAGACCCTGACTACAATCAAATCCGACAGCGTTAAAATCGCAACCTTTTAGAGGGGTTGTCAAGCAAATAAAATCGCTATAGGGACTTTTTGTATCTAAGAATAAGATATAATTAAAATATATAAAGTATTAAGTATATGAAGATTAAAGAAGTAAACGAAAGAAGGAATTCAATAGCAAGAAGAGTAGAGACTAATGAGCAGGTGAGGGTGAGATTTGAAAAAGAAGCTCATGATAGGGAAAGATTAGAAATACAAGCAGTTGTTGATGGATACAATAAATGGAGAGAATATAATTCAATTAGACAACTTATGTAGCTATGGGACTTAATAAATCATCTGGTGGATATAATCCAGATAAACAATATAAACTTAAAGAGCTTTCAAAAGAGTATGGTGTAGATATGGCAATAGTAAGAAGAATAGCTATTATAAATAATTATAATACACCATTTATTATTGATGAGTTAGAGAGGATATGAGAAAAGAATAATAAGTCTTGTTATGAAGACAGATTAAAAGAATATAAACCCAAAAATAATTTAGAATAATGGGTAATTGAAATGATCTCTCAATGAGAGATAGACGAGATGTAATGAGACTGCATTTAAGTCACGGAATAAATAGTTTAGATGATATAAGGGAAAATTATAATACATACGATAATGGGGGACAACAATCATTATATATTGGTAAAAAAATAAAATATAATAAATTTGGAGATCCAATATCATATGACGACGGATCGCAAATAGAGTGAGGATCATCAAAATCATCTGATGATATAAAGGCTGAGCAATCAAAGGATATATATGGAAATACTATGATTCCAAAAAATATAATATCTACAAATTCAAGAACATATTATGATCCAAGACAGAATGCTACATATCTAGGATCTGATTGAAAGGGAGCTGATGGTAAATGACAGGATCAAACATTAGCTCATGAAAATAGACATGCGTTACAATTTAAAACTGGAGAAAGTAATTTCGATATAGCTCATAATACTGATAATTCTACATATTCTAAATTATTACAGCCACCACTAAATATATCGAATGATGAGACATATTATGGATATCACAATAGAAAAGGTAAAGAGGTTGATGTTGATGCAAATATATTTGGTAGAGAGCATGATACTGCTAATTTCATACCAAAACAGGTATTGTTCAATAAACAATTAGATAAGGATCAATATACAAATACTAATTCTCTAGAAAACCAAGCCCAAATATATGGAGACACTGGAACTAATGTATTTGATAATAATAAAATTAAGTTTGCTTCTGGAGGGTATATAATCAAAAATAAATAATTTAAACTATGAAATCTAAACCAAACAAGAAGACTGGTAAAGGCACTGGTAAAAAGTGCTAAAAAGATATTAGATATCTACATAATCTATGGAATGGAGTAATTGCCCTCCACATTAAATTTAAAGGTGATCGAGGTCTGATAGTCCTTGCGTAGTTATCTAATCAAATAGTGTTGGTTAAGTCTTTGTCATTTAATCTGCACTTTAAAATGAGCCCAAGTAGTTCCTCTGCCAGATAATATGCTGGTTATGAGTCTTGGTAGGAAAAGTCCCCATTCAAGTCTAAGTCATTTGTTTTGGGCAAAACCTTATTCCCCCAAGCCGCTGTATATCAAGCTGGGTGGTAGAGTAAATCAATTGATTATAAGCACATTAGAAATAATGTGCTTTTTTTATTAAAAATAATTGGCAAAATGTTTGGTAGATTGAAAAACTTATATTACCTTTGCAAAGAAATGAAAAAGGTATATGAGAAAAAGTAAGAGAGATACTGATTTAGAGATAAAAAAGCAATGTGTTAGGGTTGATAAAATAGAGCCAATAATTGTTGTTAGAGAGAATTATATTACAAGGCATTTGGATAGACCACCAAATAAACAAAAGTATAATGATTTAATATTGATTAATAATGGCATTATAATGTCATATAGCTGTGAGGCTGTAAGTGAATAGTTCTTTACCTTTGGTTTGGAATGTATAGAGGCTTTAATGATTGAGCCAGTTAATCAATCATTAAATATAAGACTAGTGAAATGGTTTATCACGTCGGACTTCAACTCCGAAATTGTGGGTTCGAGTCCTACGTCTTGTGCTATAATTGTTTAATAATGAGGTGCTTGTGAAAGTACATAATAGTTGTTAATTGTTGATTGTTTGTAAATAAAAACGAATTAGGTTCAGGGTAAATAGTAACCGGCAATATTGTATATTGTATTAAAAATCCTTTCAGCGGTGTCCGCGATGATAAACTACACAAGAAGTTCTCGTTGCTTCTTAAATTCCCAAAAGAGTCCGACTGGTGATGGCTAATTTATTAATAATGCGATAGATTGTAGGGGGTTCGAATCCCCAATGGGAACAGATAAAATAATAAATATGGAAATAATAGATGGGATAAAAGTATTCCATGAATATGCGTCTTTTTATAGATATATAGATAATTATGATGGAGAGTTAGATATAACTATTGGTGGAGATGTATATGAACATAGGGTATTAAAAGCAAAGTTTAATTTTATAAAGAAGTAATGGAAAAAACAATATTGTATTTTTTAAATTACGATCAGACGGTAAAGGTTGGTAATCCAGGCAAAAGAATTAATCCAAAAACTAAAGAGATGGAGGATTTACCAAGAGTAGCTCCAGAAGGTTATTACAAGGAGAGCATTACAACTGAACCATTGCTAATGGAGGATGGAAAAGCGGTTGAAATGATAGATGTATCAAATTTATACTATATGGGACCAAGAACATTCACTGAGGTAAATACAAATAATTTGATTTATAAAGATTCATGGACATTAATAGACGAGGAGGTATTTAGATATTAAAATATGGCAGCAGAATCAATAAACATAAATCCAGTAGAAAAAACTATTGATATAAATATATCAGATACTACTGTTAATGAGATTAAGGAGATATTAAATCACTTCAAAAACATGGAAGATTATGAAATATTTATACACAATCCAAATCAATCAACAGATTTAATTGATGTATATGTTGGAAATATAATGATAGATAATTTATATAAGATAAAATAGATGAAGAGTTTAGTAGATTTAATTAATGATTCATTTGGAGATAAATATTTTGAATCAAAAATAACCCATAGAAATACTGGCGAATCTGATAATTACGATGCTTGTGTAAAATTTAAACATTTATATGAAGCAGAATTGCATTACATAAGAGATGATAGCAATGTAATTAGAATGAAAAAATATTCAGAAAATGATTTTGATTTAAAAGAATTAGAGGATTTTGTTGACTATTTTAATGAAATTATTGTTAGAAATTTACTATTTTCAAAGCCAGCAAAAAAGAACGATAATATATGTGATGGAAATGAATATTTTATGAAAACATTTGCTGATTATAAGAATGAAATTATTAAAATAATGAAGAAAATAGAAAATAAGTAATGAATAAAATTAATTATGATTTAGAACCAGTATGATATTGCGACACTTGTTTGTCGTTAAAGATATTAAATTCTTCTGGAGTAGAAGAAGATATAGATGGAGATATGACTCCATGTCATTGTGGAGATTGTGGTTCAACAGATGTTGCAACAGGAAATATACATGATATATTAGAAATAAAAAAGATTAGAAAACAATTTAAAAAGAAGTAAAATGGAAATTTCAAAACCTCAAGTTCAAAAAGAATTATCAAAGGAAGAATTAAAGAATGTTGCTGGACAGTTACAGCAGCAAAATAAGTTTTTAATGGAGCAAATCCAAAAATTTAGGAATGATGAGTTGTATAAAAGGATTGATTATTTATTTAAAGTAATTGAAAACCCACAGATATTCTTAGAATTGGATAAAGACTTTGTAAAAACAGTGGCAGCAGAGATAGTAACAATATTGACTATTACAGAAGAACCAACAGAAGAAACTAAATAGTGATAAATATAAATAAAAATTCAAATATTGCAACTATACCAACAGCACTGGATATTGGATTTTTTTATAAATGATTATCATTCTTAGTACCATTTCATAAACTAACAAAGACTGAACGTTACGTTTTAGCATCTTTTTTGAATAAAAGATTTCAGCTAAAAGAAGTTATTAAAGACGAATTGGTATTAGACAACATTCTCAAAAGCATAGAGATTAGGAAGGAAATTAGAGAGGATATAGGCATGACGGTCCCTCAATTTAATATAACAATCTCTAAGCTGAAGAGATCTGGTGTTATGAAAGATAATAAAATAGATAATCATTATATACCAAACATAGAGAAAGATACAGAACAATATAGATTGATATTAATTTTCGATATACATGAAAAGCACAAAGCCAAAAACAATATACGCAAACAAGCAGATAAGAAAGATGGCGAAGACAGTATCTCAGAAACTTAATATTCCTGAAAGTGTTGTTATATTTGCATATAAGTCTTATTTTGAGAATATTAGAAACAAGATAGGAGAGATTAGTTTTATGGATGAATCCATATTAAAAGATACAAGTAGCTTGCCCATGAGTTTCAATTTGCAATTCATCGGCAAGCTTCATACCAAAGAGAGTAGAATAGTTAAAATAAATGAAAATAAGAAATTAAGTAATGAAATTAAAAGATATTAAGAAAGAATTTGAAAATGGAGCAAAGATAAGGTTAAGTTTTTGGCCAAAAGGATTGTATATAAAAAATACTGATGTAAAAGGATTACACGAAAAAGCAACAAATATTTATGGAGTATCTAATTACTCTATAAAAATTATATTCAAAAGTATTTTAAATATTTTATCAAACAAGTGGGAGGTAATTAAATAATGAAAATATTAAATATAAAGAAAGCAACTCCAATATTTAGCGGAATTATAACTACATGTAATAGATATTCTGAAGAAGAGTCTAAGCATGGCAGTATAATTGACACTTCAAAATTAAATCAAGTAAAAGATATCCAAGAAATAGTATCTTCTTCTGAGCAGGCAAGAGCAAGAGGGTTAAATAATGGAGATATATTATCAATATCTTTTGATAGATATAAAAAAAGCAAGCAGGTTAAAAAGCAAAACTCTATAATGGGTGATATTGATGAACATTACGACAAAACGCTATATTATGATATACCTGTTATATTGCTTGACTATAAGGAGCATTTATTGATAGATATTTCAGATGTAACTCTAAAGATAGATGAGCATGAGTATATTACTGAAGGAGAGGGATTATTAAGTGGCGAAAAGACACTTAATTTTGATATTAACACGCCTAAATTGATATTATAATGACTTTTGGACAAGCATCTGAAAATTGCAAGCTTGGTAAGATAATGTACATTCCAAAGTATGAATTAGAAGTGCATTGTCATATTGCAACAAATAAAAATAGCGATTATCAATCATATTTTTATTATATGTCTAATGGACAAAGAGTTAAACACACATTCTCTAATTATGAATTGTTTTCAAACGATTGGAGATTAAAATAGATTATATGCCGGAATATAAATGTAATAATAAAGATTGTATTAGATATGATAAGATCGTATCCAAGAATTCAATAACAAAAATTGTTAATGGAGAGTTAGTAGACTCAGCTTTAAAGTGTCCTATATGCAGTAAAGATAGAGAATTAATTATTAAGGATGGTATGACTACGATGATGCATGGCGGACCAAACGTTTGTAAGAAATAAATTAATATGAAGAAAGATAGTTATTATTACTGGTACGTTGATAAATGTGGTGGTATATGAAAATATAGGCTTAATCAAATAAGCAATTTTATATACAAATTAAAAGTAAAACTAAACAGGAATCCATTAGACAGATATATATATGATGCTGTTTCAGAAAATAATTCTTACAGAATTTTAAGTGTATTGAGACTATCAGACAAAAAACTTTTTTCATCTGGGCAAACAGTTGAAGTTGTTTTCAACAATGAAAAAAGATATAAGGCAAATATAGATTATTTTCGTGTAGATAAAGATGGTGTGGTAGTAACTGAATTTAAAAAAGGGGTTGGTGGATATATAAGAAGGACTGGATTACAACATTTAACACCATTATATTAATATGAGATTATTCAATCGTCGCGATTTCAAGCTAAATGTTGAACCAATAGTATTTTCAATCAAAGCTTTTAAGCGACTTGATCAAAGGGACAGAACGCTTGGTAAAACACAGTTAGAGAAGGAGTTGTCATTTATATATTTTGTATATGACCCAAGAAGTGATTTGCAATTTATAGTAGATGAGCAAGAGAGAATTGAAAGAGTTAAAGAACTTATTGGATTTGATAGTAAATTTAAGATAGACAGTGATTTACAAAAAGCAATTGATGTATATGTGTCTATGACAGAAACTTCTTCATCGCTACTTCTTAAAGATATAAAAGTTGGTGTTGATAAACTAAGGGTTTATCTCAGAGATGCCGATGTAAGCGAAGAGACTTTTGATAAATACACAAGAGCTCTTAAAGAATTAATACCATTATCTCAAAAGATAGTTGAGGCTGAACGTGTTGTTGTAAAAGAAATCGAGGATTTAAGTGAGATGAGAGGAAATAGACAACAGTCATTATTGGATGGTGGATTTGATAATTTATTAAAATAATGATACATACAAATATTTATCAAACACAATTAACAGATGAATTACTCAATAGTTTAAAAGATGAGTGTAGAACTGACTTATTAGATATGATTAATAATGTTGAATTTATTCAACGATTAATATCTCCAGATAGAAAATACGCAAAAGATTTAGAAAGAGATTCGTTTGGAAAAATAAAGATTGATTTAGTAAATCCACATATACTAACTGATACAAATTATTTTAGACAGGCAGCCATACACTTTCAAAAGCATGGATGTTATACTAAGTTAATGCCTAATCCAAATCCACAATCAGAATATGGACAATGGTTAAAACGTGAAGTTTTAAGATGCTGGAATGGAATGATTAGAGAGTCTGATGGGGAATGGATTACTGGAGATATGTATTTTTATTTAAATTACTTTCCAATTATTCAGACTAAAATAAAAAAAGGTTCTAAGGTTGGTGAGCGTGTAATTGATTTTCCAGAAATGTGAGAGGGCGTTTATTGAAGGTTTCATTATTGACATCAAGCTAGATATGGAGGAATGTACGATGATTTTGTTGGTGGAAAGCACTGTATTGAGATAGCAAGCCGTGGACGCTCAAAATCATATTCGTTCGGTTCTAAACTGGCTAAGAATTTTGTTCTTGGAGAAAATGAATTAAATAGACGTAATGTAAAGTCATTGGTTGCTGCTTATCAAAAGGAATATCTTATTAAGGATGGTACGCTAAATAAGTTTATTGATGGAATAACTCACTGTGCAAAATATACCCAATTTCCATCTGCAAGACTAAAGGCATCAATGTCGGATTTAAATTGAAAGTCTGGATTTATAGATTCAGATACACAGTTAGAGGCTGGAACTTTAAACGAAGTACTTGGTGTTGCTGTTAAAGACGATAGTGATAAATTGAGGGGTAAAAGGAGCTCGTGACTTGGTTTCGAGGAGTTTGCAGCTTTTTCTAAATTCTTGGAAACATGACAAACCTGTATGCCAAATGTACAGGAGGGCGACATTTCATTCGGACAGATGTCAGGAATTGGTACAGGTGGGTCATCCGGAAATGATTTTATGGGAGCTCTTGAGATGCTTAATTATCCAGATGGATATAGAGTTTATTCATTACCAAACTATTGGGATAAAGGTGCTCAAGGAAAGAAAAAAACCGTATTTTTTTATCCAGGATATGTTAATTCAAAAGGATATTATAATGAAGATGGTGTTAGTGATGTTATTGGAGCTCTAATCTCTGAGATTGAGTATAGGATTAACCTTAAATATAACTCCTCGGATCCATTACAGCTAACTAGACGCAAGGCTGAAACTGCTTTTACTATACAGGATGCTATCATGAAACGCGATGGCTCATTATATCCAACAGACAAACTTAATGATGTAATAAACGAAATTAATCTTAATCCAAAATACACAGATGATATGTGGACTGGAAGATTAAGGATTTCAAAAGAAGGCATTGTTGAATACAAACCCGATAATGATTTAAAATACATAACAGAATTTCCGCACAAAGACAATAAAATCGAAGGCACAATATGTATTAAACATATGCCAATAAAAGATAGTTCTGGTAAAGTTCCAAGAGGGCGATATATAGCTGGTGCTGACGTATATGATGATGACAGTTCTGACACTCTATCACTTTTTAGCTTATTTATATTAGATTTATGAACCGATGAATTAGTTTTTGAATATACTGGTAGACCGATGTTTGCTGATGAAGCTTATGAGAATTGTAGGCTTGCATTACTCATGTATAATGCTGAATGCAATTACGAAAATAACAAGAAAGGTTTGTTTGCTTATTTTTCAAAAATGAACTCATTATATCTTCTATGTCCAACTCTTGAATTCCTCAAAGACAAAGAAATGGTTAAGAGTGGTATGTATGGCAACAAGAGTCTTGGTACAGGAAATTATGGTTCTGTAGCACCTTACGCAAGACGTTGTATTAGAGATTGGTTATTAAAACCAGAGAAAATACTTGTCAGTAGTATTGTTGATGGACAGTTAGTTGAAGAAGAAAGAACTATACTTGGTTTGCAAAAAATATGGTCAAAGCCATTATTGCAGGAATTGTCTATGTGGAGTCCAGATGGAAATTACGACAGACATGATGCATTGGCAATGTTAATGCTTATAAGAGAAGATAAATTAAGACTTTTAGGTGATATGTCTCCAAGAGATGCTATATCAAACAGAGATTTAAATTATCTTGGACAAGATAAATTCTTTGAAAAAAATTATAAAAGGAATATAAAAGAAAAAGATAATTGATTAGAATAAAATAAATATAGTGGCTATTACTTTTTTAGTAGTAGCCATTGTTATTTAAAATAATTATATTACCTTTGCAAAATTATGAATTATGATGAATTTGTAATTATTAACAATAATTAATTAACTGAAATACAAATATATATGTCTTTATTTTTCAAAAATTTTCCAAAACAAAAGCTATCTTTTACTCAAAAGAATAAAGATTGAAGAGCTGCTCATTTAGATTGGGCGGACAGAAAAGTATATTTTTATGACAACTCAATAAGAAAGTCTTTCATAAGAAAAAGAATTAACTATAACTTAGTTGATGGATTGCTGGATTTAAATGATATGGCTCTTGTACTGAACCCAGACAATATTGATGCAAGTTTTATACCAGAAAACATACAATATTATCCAATAATAAATTCAAAGCTAAATGTTCTTAGAGGAGAAGAGTCTAAAAGGAGATTTGATTGAAAACTTTTAGTAACAAATCCAAATGCTATTGCTGAGATAGAAGAAAATAAAAAAAATGAATTATTTAATTCTTTGCAAGAGTCTATAAAAGCTGAACACGAAGATGAGGAGTCATTTAATAAGGAGATGGACAAAATGTCTTATTACTATACTTATGAGTGGCAAGATGCGAGAGAAGAGCGTGGGAATCTTTTGTTAAATCACTATATTAAAGAACTTGAAATCAAAAAGACTTTTAATGGTGGATTTAATGATGCAATGATAGTTGGAGAAGAAATATATCAATGTGATATAGTTGGTGGAGAGCCAATACTTCAAAGAGTAAATCCATTAAAAGTACATATATTTAAAAATGGATATTCAGATAAAATCGAAGATGCTGATATATTAGTATATATTGATTTTTGGAGTCCAGGAAGAATCATAGATACATTTTATGATGTATTAACAGATAAGGATGTTGAATACATAGACAATATGCCTCAAATATATTATTCAGATAATATGGGCAATATAGATGAACGCAATTCATTTCTTAACACAGCAGATATGAATGGTTTTGAAAATGGCGAAGGAGCTATTATAGATAACTATTCAATATTTGCTCAAAATACAGGCGCTGCTGCAACCACAAACTATTATGATAATAATGGAAATATTAGGGTTGTAAGAGTTTATTGGAAATCAAAACGTAAGATTAAAAAAATTAAATCATATAATCCAGAAACTGGAGATGAGGAGTTTGACTTTTACCCAGAAACATATAAATGCGATAAGGATTTAGGTCAAGAAGAAGAAATTTTTTGGATTAATGAGGCATGGGAAGGGGCTAAAATTGGTAGGGATATTTACGTAAATATGCGTCCAAGAATAGTTCAATATAATAGATTATCAAATCCTTCTAAATGTCATTTTGGATTTGTAGGTTCTTTATATAATATCAATGATAATAAACCATTTTCATTGGTAGATATAATGAAGCCCTACGCTTATTTATATAGTGCATTGCATGACAGATTAAATAAAGCTATCGCTGCAAACTGAGGTAAATTAGTTAAGCTTGATTTAGCAATGATACCAAAAGGTTGGGAAGTTGATAAATGGATGTATTATGCTAAAATAAATCATATTGCAGTTGTTGACAGTTTTAAAGAAGGAAATATTGGTGCTGCTACTGGAAAATTATCTGGCATGATGCAGCAATCTTCTGGAGTATTAGATTTAGAACAAGGCAATTATATACAACAGCATATTAATCTGTTGGAGTTTGTTAAAATGGAAATGTCCGAAGCTGCTGGTATATCTAAGCAGAGAGAAGGGCAAGTTTCATCTAACGAAACAGTTGGTGGCGTTGAAAGAGCAACGCTTCAATCTAGTCATATAACAGAATGATTGTTTATAATCCACGAGAGTGTTAAAAAGAGAGCTTTAGAGTGCTTCTTAGAGACCGCAAAAATAGCATTAAAAGGTAAGACTAAAAAGTTTCAATATATATTATCGAATGGTGCTTCAAAAATAGCTGACATTGATGGGGATGAGTTTGCTGAATGTGATTATGGCTTGGTTGTGGATAATAGTAATGAATCTCAACAACTTGAGCAAAACCTAACACAATTAGCTCATGCTGCGTTGCAGAATCAGACTATATCTATGGGTTCTATTGTAAAAATACTTAACTCACCTTCTATGGCTGAGGTTCAAAGGATTATTGAGAAAGATGAAAAAGATATACAAGAACGTAAATCTAAAGAAGCTCAAGATAATCAAAAGATGCAACAGCAAGAAATGCAATACCGCAAAGATGTTGAACAACAGAAAATGCAATTGCAAGACACGTTGAATCAACGTGATAATGAGACTAAAATTCTTATTGCTGAAATGAATGGTAGTCAAGAACTTCCAGAAGATACATCAAGAGAAGAGTTAGAGTTAAAGATTAAAAAGCTTGATGAAGAAATGGCTTTGAAGAATACACAACACGAGCACAAGGTAAATCAAGATTATGCTCAAAATAGATTGAAAGAGAAGGATTTAGAAATAAAGAAAACAAATAAATCAAAAACTAATGGATAGTATATATATTAGATTTTAGATATATAAACTTTTTTATAGGACTTAGAATTTGTGGAGGGACTGGAGTTTGGTAAATATGAGATGGAGAACAGTTTGTTCCGGAGGTGTAAATAATTATAAATAAATACAATGTACAATACAGTAATGCAGAAAGGGACTCAAGGCTGAAGAGATTGAGTTGAATATAATATAAGAAATCTAATAACTAATGGTAGCGGTAGTACTTATACTAAAGAAGAAATAGATGCAATGATTGCTGCTATTGAATTATCATTAGAGGCGTTGGGTGCAAAGGATATTGTTGTTGTACAAAATTATTCAGCACTTCCACTTCCAGCACACGCTATTGATAAATTCTATTGATGTGAAGAATCTCAAGGAACTAAATGGCTACCAGGCAGTATTGGTGGTACATATTATCAATTAGGGCTATATTATTCCAATGGAATAGCATGGTCATATCTTGATGTTCCATACCAAGCAACACAGGCAGAGGTAGACTTAGGAGTTGCTAATGACAAGTTCGTAACTCCAGAAACTTTTGCAAATGCAAGTAAATGGTCTACTGTTAGTTCGGCAGTAGGTGGGTACGCAAATAATCTATATTTTAGCGAAACGTCAAGCGATATTAGTGGATATGAAACATTATCATATACTCCAGATGTAGCGCCCGATGTTGAAGCGTGGACAGTTCAAAGTTCAGATGGTGAAAAATTATTAATGAATTATATCTACCCATCGCAAGTTGGAATAACATTATTCCCAAGTGGTGTTTGGTCGTTTAGTTTTTACGGTAAAGTAGATAATAATTCAGGCAATACACAGTTAGGAATAACATATTTTGCAAGGCACACTGATAATACAGAAACTGATTTATTCACTGTTTGGAGCAACGAAATTAACAACACGACAGACCAATGGTTTAAATTTGAAATAACAAACCCAAATTTTACACTTGTTGAAACCGACAGGATGGGTGCGAGGGTTAAAATTAGGACTACTCACAATAATACGGTAACAGTAACCTATGCAGTAGGGGATGGTTATGGTGCATATTTGAACAACCCGAACAAAATACGACACAATCAATTAAGAGCTTTAAATGAAGATTTAACAGCGCAGCACTTTGATAGCACTACTAATAAAGTAACTCCAGTAGATGCCGATAAGATAGGATTATGGGACAGCATTACAAATAAACTTGTAGGTGTTACGTGGGCAAATATTAAAGCTACATTAAAATCGTATTTTGATACACTTTATGCAACGGTAGCATCTATTATTCCACTAAACACACTCACCGCAATAGCAAAACAGCTGACAGGTTTTGATGATCCAGCAGCAGTAGTTGTTACTCACAATGTAGACAATACGATTACGCTCAGCGGAACGATTACTGGCAGGTGGAGAGGTTTATCGGTTACTGCCTTAGAAAGTGCCACATGGACTTCGACAGCACACGGAACGACAACGACAAATAGCTACTATCTTTATTACAATGGTACTTCTTTTGTGTGGACAACCACGCCTTGGGACTTCACACAATTAATGATTGCTTATATTTTTTGGAATGGTTTTAATTGGATAGCACTTAGAGAGCCACACGGCTTAATGGATAGATACGTGCATGAGATAGACCATTTCAATGTAGGTACTACAATGCGAAGCGGTGGCGACTTAGGGGCTTTAGTATTGAACAGTACAACAGTAGCAAACAGGCGACCTACAATAGCACAAACGGTAATTGTAGACGAGGACAACCCCACTACAAATGCAGCATTAGCAGCAGGCGAATACACACACTTAAAATTGACAGGTGCAGCCGTTGCCTCACTGGTAACGGGCAACGCTGATATTATTCCTTTGTTGGGCAACAACCCCTATTATAACAGTTTCAATACACCAAATTGGGGGCAGACACTGTTCGCAAATAATGCTTACGGAAAGATATTTGTTTTGTCAATTCCGACAGCGCAAGGAACGGAAGACCAAAAATGCAGGTTTGTTTTTGTACAGCCACAAACAACGAGTGGCACATTGTCAACCATTAAGGCAGTTACAACAGCTTCGTTGAATTTAGGGCAGTTTGCAAGTATTTTGAACGAGGTTATTGCAATAGATGAAATAATAGTACGTTTCACAGCAACAAACTGGGTAATAATTTCCTACAATAAACTAACAGCGTCTAAATTAACTCAATTTGCAGTACAAGGAAATTTAACTGTTTCGGCTGCAAATGTTACAGAGGCGAATTTTGGAAATGTGCAAACATTTGCTGACAACGCAGGGGCTTATATTGAAAGTCCGAACACTGGCACAGGTGCTATTAGTGCGGTACTTCTGCCAAATAGACCTCAAAATATAAAAAATCAGTTGACTGGTACGCTTACAATGTCGATTGATGCAACCAATAGAAGTACGGTAGCTACAAACGAATATATATGTGAATTTAGCTACCCTACTGTTCAAACTGTAAATTACCCAAGTGTAATACTAAGGTGGGCAGGTGGTATATTGCCAGCACTTACAGCAGGGTATGCTTATATCGTTTCGTTTTGGGAGCGATTGATAACTACTACAAACTTATTTGTTTCGAGTGGTGCTGCAATAAGTGGTATTATAGCTCAAAAATATACTTTATCATTTACGCCAAGCGGTGCAAGTGTATTGAATGCCTTACAGGCTATTCCAACAGCTACACTTAGTAGGTCGGGCTATACGGTTACAGCAGTAGGCGCAACTCCATTTACAGCTGCAATGATTGGACTTCATTTGTATATTGGATCTACTTATGCAGGTATAATTACTGCATGGACGAGTACAACGGTGGTAACTGTTTCAAACGCTGGCACAATAGCAAGCGCAGCTGGCTCAATAGGAACATACCTAAGCGGTAGTGCAGCCACACGGATAGAATCGACATTTACATCACATTATACAACAAGCATGACAGTAACGCTTGTAAGTGGTGCATCAAGCAATATTCAATTTGAGGCGAGAGAGTTTGCAAGTACGTATATAAGCGGAAACACGCCAACGGAAACAACAATGTACATGGGTAAAATTCAACAAATATAAAACTATGATATTAGCTAAATTAGAAAACGGAAATATAAAATCTTCATATGAAATAGTGGAAGGAAAGGCATTAACAACTATTTTTATAGATAAGTGGGTAAGCAACCCCACTGTGGAAGATTTGTTGGAATTTGGGTACCAAGAGTTGGTACATACCGAACAACCTACAATAGTGGCAG